TGTGCGGCTGACATCCGGGTTCCCGGCATGACCCCCAGACAGGTCGTGGAAGCCTGTATTGCGGACAATGTGCCGTTTGATCAGATCATCCTAGAGTTCAATAGCTGGACGCACATCAGCGTCCCTAACAGCCCAGAATTAGACCCTAGAGGCCAGAAGCTCATCATCGATAAGCAAGGCACCCGGGCTTACAGCTAGTCTCCTTTCCGCCTACTCCGGCGGCTTGAACACCCCCCGGCCTAAGAACCGGGGGTCTTTTTCTAGTAAAGCGGGGCGCAGGTCACATCGATTACAACGTCCCGGGTGACCCCACCGACCTGCCTGCGGCCATAGATCACGATGGCTCTGGTCTTAGCTGCCTGACAGTCTTGGATGGCGTTGGCGGTCTCTAGCCGGCTCATGGCGTGGACTTCTTTATCGACCACAAGGTGCTGGGCCGGGTGGTTAGAGGTCGTGGTCGTTGTGGCGCACCCGGTTAGCAGGGCGGCGGAAAGTACGATTAGTCTCATTTTTTAGCTCCGATTTATATTGAACAAAACAAACAACTGCGATTAGCCCGACCATCGACATCAGGAACACCCAAACGTCACCGGCGGCTATGTGGGGGACGTAGTTCATGGCTCGCCCACCTCTTTTACGGTTATGACCACCGCAACCGGAGTAGCTTTCTGGCGCCAATACTGACTAGCCAATAGCCAATACCATGCCTCCCGCCGGGTGCGGAATATGTAAGTCCTAAACGGGTGCCTTGGGTCGTCATGGGTCTGCACAAAGCGGCCATATTTGTCCCTCAGAGCCCACGCCCTAGTTTTTGCCGGCATCAGACTTACCTATGCTGGTCAAGGCCCGCGCAAGCTGCCAGCGCATATCCAGAATCAGGTCGGTGATCCGCTCCTTATCGGCCCCGGTCATGGATCTGGTCTCACGCTTAAGTTCCAACATCAACGAGTCAAGTCTGACAATGATTGTAGAAATGTCGTCTTTTTCCATGTCACCCCCTAAAAAGGTATGTCGTCACTAAGTCCTGTGGCGTCAAAGGACTCGGGCTTATCAGATTTGTTTCGTGGCTCGCCGGCAAACTCCAGCTCATTAAGACGGGCTCTGAGCGACATACCCTCGGTGCCGTCTTTACGTTTGTATTCCTCGATGTGGGGCTCGCCCAAGGTTACGAACAACTGCTGGCCCTTAACCAAGTGCTGACTTAATTTTTCTACCCTGTCGCCCCACATGGTCGCGGACACCCATTGGGTCGGCCTTTTACCGTCCGGGCCTTTCTTGCCATAAGAGAAGGCTAAGGACAGATCCATGACGGGTTTGTTGTCCGGTGTGTATCGAACCACGGGATCGTTGCCCAGACGGGCTAGTCCAGCTAAAAGCATTGTTATTCTCCTTTGTCAAAGTAGACGGCTTGATTATTAAAAAAGTCAAAAAGCTGCTCGCACTCTTTTAGAAATTCTTCTGCGGCAGATTCGACCGCATGGATTTCCTCTGGGGTGGGCTTGAACTTACGGATGAACAGTTGCTTGCCTTCCCCCATGCGCGGGTCGTAGGACACAAACCAAACATCCTTGCCGGTCACCGCCGACTGAAGAATCATTTGCGGTTTATGTTCTTCTGGAATAACTTGATCAATTATGTAGCCCATGTGTGTTTTGGTCTTGGGACATTTAATCTCAATCAAGCACCCGTCAGAAACAAACCCGTCTGGGCTAACCCCACAAAACGGGATACGTGGGTGGTCAATAAAACCTACGTCCTTAACGATCAAGCCGGTCATGTTTTCAAACGCTTCCTTGGCCGAAGCCTCTTGCTCCACGCCCCATTGCATATCCATAGTCACGTATTTGTCTGCAAACGTGTTATTGATACGTTCTTGAACAATTTCAATACGAAGGTTTTTGCGGGCAGATGTTTCCTCTCTGGGCAACGGGTTTCCTTGCTTGTCATATTTTTGTTTCAAAAACGACATAGCATCATCCATTCGGGAACCTGTGAGTTTACCTAGCCGGTCGTTCCACCAGTTGCCGTCCTGCTGGAATGGGTTTGGTTCACGCATTTTTGGCTCCTTTGAGTTCAGCGCCACGGGCCGCAGCTTCATCGCGCACCAGCTCACGCTCCTCCGGGCTCAATGTTTTCCAGAAGATTGCAAGCATTTCGGGGCTGGCTGCATCGTTGATGACCTTGAGCAGCTCGTCCTTGGACTTGCTAGAACGCTTGGGTGTTGGTTTGGTCTGCTGGTGGATAGCGTTCTGGACTTCATTGGCAGAGGCAAACTCAGTACCGCCGATGCCCAGAGCTGCAAGGCTGCGACCGTGGGCTGACGTTTCGGCGTTCTCAAGGGCAGAGGTGCCGTTGATCTGGCTGGACTTACGATATTCCTCTGCGTGTCCGGTGGCCAAGACCCGACCGGTTTCGTCCGCGATGATGGACTTCATTACTACGCAGTCAGCGTCACGAAACAAAACCTCAGACGTAAGCGACCAGCCCGGATGTTGCTCGCGGAACTTCTGAACCCGCAGGGCAACGGTCTGATACTCTTTTCCTCTGATATTTACGATTCCAGTAGTCATGTCTATTCTCCAGTTAGTAAAACAACATCATTGCAACAACGTAAAACATTACAAGCGTAGCAGTAAAAACTGCATATTCCAGATACTCAACAAATTTATTTTTGTCCATTTTTAGGCTCCTTAAGTAAGACGTAGCGAGCAAAGCGGATACCGTCTTTATTCTCAACCATCGTGGTACAGATGTGCCATCCGCGATTCTTTAGCTGGAAGATGATGTCAGCTAACCGGGTGGCGCGATACTTAGTGATTGCTTCCCAGCTAGTGATGTTTTTATAACGGCGCAGGTGTTCAGCTACTTTTGCAATCTTAGTCATGGTAGGTCTCCTTATCGTGAATGATCAAACAAATCGTTAGCAATCTGGCGAGCTGCTTCTTTTGTCAGCGTGATGCCGGCCTTGACGTTATCGGTGTTGATGTGCATCCAGACGTATTCGTCATCGGAGTGGATGTGGGTCTCAAACCTAGAGTCGGCAAACGGGCCGGTAAACTTGCGAACCTTGGACTCGGTTTGCTCTTGCTCTTCAAGCTGTTGCTGGTGATGTAGTGCTTGGCTCATTTATTCTCTCCGCAGTTAATGTGATCAGCTAGGAACTTCTCGATGTCTTGAAACGTAGATACCCACGCCCGCAGACCGCAGACGCATTTGTAGCTGGGTATGTTGTTCTCGATGATTTTCACCACATGGTTGATCGGTTGATCGTGGTGCTGTGAGTAGACTGTCATTTATGCTCTCCGATAGATGGGGCCGAAGCCCCGTTGATTAGATTACGCCGTAAACCGCAACAATGGAATCAGGATCGGCATTAAATTTTTTGTTTTTAATGTAATTTTTATCGTCCCAATCCCATGCCATATCGGCATATTTTTTATTGGCAATTGATAAACATTGTTTGCGCGTGTTTTGACTAACGCTAAAACAATACGCACCGGTTTTACGGTTGAAGATGTTAAGTGTAAACATTTGTTGCTCCTTTAGAATCCGGTCTAAGCGTTGACCGTGAGAGAATAGTAAACGGTTTCTAGAAAGCAATGTGAAGGTTTTTTAACTTTTTTTGCATTTTTAGGGTAATCCCCTATAAATTACTCAGGAATTGGCAAAAACTGGTTATTGCCCTATAATCGGGGTGTCGGAAGTGACAAACCGGCGTTTGGCGGATACTCAGAGGTAAGAACCCTTTAGTGGGGGCTTGTAGTCATCGTTTGGTATCCGCCCGATGCTGGCCTGTCAAGCCCAAGTCTCCACTAAAGGGTTTTTTCATTTCCGTCCGCACCCCGGGCGAGACCAAGGGCCTGAATCGGCTGCGCGGGAGGAAAGACACGGTATCGGCTCACCACCAGATCACCGGAGCAGCCTGTCAACGAGGGACTGCGGAACCGGCTAAGGACATGGGTGATAGACAACCTTGGCAGGGATGAATCGTTGCCTTATGGGGTGCGTAGGTCTGGGTTGGTATTCTTAATCCTTTCTGGCGCGGAAGTGATAACGGCTATCACCCTTGGGGAACCTATGCCAAACAGACAACAGACAAAATTTTTACGCGCTGCGGAAAACATAACTGGTACAAGGTTCTGCACCCAATGCAAGTCCTACCCGCCTAAAGACGGGGGTAAGTGGATACCCATATCCGGGGGGCTTCGGCAACGCTGGAAGTGCGCTGGATGCCTAAAGAGACAGAAAGAACGCTTGCAAACTGTTTCCTAGTTCCATAAACTTTAGGAATGTTTCAGCTAACCGATGATTGGTTCTCCCACGCCGATTGGAAAGACTTACCCAAGGCCAGCCGCTTTTTAGAGATTGGCTCTTGGGAGGGTAGAAGCATGATTTACACCGTTGAAAACCTGATGGATGACGGTGGTGAGCTGGTCTGCATCGACACATGGCAGGGTAGCTTTGAGCATCAGTCCAGAGACATGAGCTTGGTCGAGCAACGCTTTAATTTCAATCAGGCGGCTTTATCTGAGTTGTACCCCACCCGTAAGGTCAAGAAGATCAAAGGCCCGTCCTATAAGGCTTTACAGGGCTTATCGCGGTGGTTTGACCAGATATACATCGATGGCTCGCACCACGGGCTAGATGTTATGACCGATGCCTGCCTAGCTTGGCCGCTACTCAAAGGCGGTGGCCACATGATTTTTGATGACTACGGCTGGGGAAAAGAACTGCCTAAAGCTCAGAACCCTAAGTTTGCGATTGATGCTTTCCTGACCGTGTTGGAAAACAATGCGGAATTGGTGCAAAAAGGTTATCAAGTCATCATAAGGAAACGCTGATGCGCGAGGAAATCGAGAACCTAAAAAAAGCTCAGGCATGGATCAAAAAGGTTTGGGCCGCAAGTCTAGGAATCTTTTTAGCTCTGGTTATCGGGTTTATGGCCGGGGTTCTTTACATCGAAGGCCAGATCATTGACGACTGCCGCTACTCCAGCGTCTTTCGGATCGGGCTACAAGCTTACAACTGCCAGAGGCGCCAATGACCAAGGATGACGTCCAGAGCCTTGCCCAAGGGGTAGGCATGGTTAGAACCGAGAGTGACCTGATAAAGCCCTTGTGGACGGCCTCAGACTCCCAGCTCCAGAAGATGATTGAAATCGTCATTCAGGACGTAAAGCAAAGTGCCTCAGAGATCATGGTTAAGGCCATAAAAAAGGCCGTGGCTTACGAGAGAGCCGAGTGCGCCAAGCTTGCCGGCTACGTTAGCCCAGAGGCGGCTAAGTCGATCCGGGAGCGGGAAGATGACTGACCTACGCAAAGCAGCAGAGATAGCGTTGGAGGCTTTGGAAACGCTATGGGACATCTTGGATGACATTGACACCGCATCTGACATGGCTAAGGAAAACAATGCTTGGTACAGGAAG